GAACCAATGACAATGATGCTCTTCTGTCTGCAAGAGAATTATTAGGATGTGTTCTTTTTGGTATTGAAGAGGACGGTGAAGAAATTCCTGCACCCACCCCACTATCAGAAGTAAAAATGGAAACAAACGAACGTGTTGTGCTGATTGATGTATATATGCCATCAATCCGACAGGCACATGTTAATCGTTCTGTAAACCGCACTGTCACACTTCCTGCATGGCTTAATGCTGCAGCTATTGAGCGAAATATCAATTTCTCTCAGGTACTGCAAGATGCTCTTAAGACTCAATTTCACCTTTCTCAAAAAGAAGCTTAGTCTTTACAATGCAGCAGGGTTATCATGCTATGTTGACAGTGTTCCTGTTTCTGTCTAATAGAAAAGGAGGCTCTATGATTGCTATCTACACCCGACAGAGTATTGAAAAGAAAGATTCTCTGTCTATTGATGCGCAGGTGAAGGCCTGCGCAGACTACTGCAAGGCACAAGGCTGGGAATATGAGATCTACACTCAGGATCACGGATTTTCTGGAAAGTCCCTTGATCGGCCAGGCTTTCAGGCGATGATGAGTGCTGTTCGTTCTGGCCAGGTTAATAAGATTGTCTGCTATAAGCTTGACCGAATCAGCCGCAGCGTCTCCGACTTTGCGCAGCTTTTGCAGGAGCTTGAACAATATAAATGTGATTTCATCAGTGTAACCGAAAATTTTGATACATCCTCTCCGATCGGCCGCGCGATGGTCTATATCTGTATGGTCTTTGCTCAGATGGAACGTGAAAACATTCAGGAGCGCGTGAAGTCTAATTACTACTATCGCTCTGGTCTGGGATTCTGGGGCGGCGGTCCTGCTCCGTATGGATATCAGCTAAAGCGTCAGCAGATCGCCGGTAAGGTTCATACCGTGCTTGAACCTGATCCAAATGAGGCGCCTTGGGTGAAAAAGATGTATGAATGGTATCTGGAACCCGGTGGATCGGCGATGAAGATTCTTCGCCTTCTGACTGAAAATCAAGTTCCAACAAAACGAGGATATAAATGGACCAGCCGCGTTTTAATGGATGTTCTGTCAAAGCCACTATACACACAAAATTCAATGGATGTATACAACTATTTGACACAGTCTGGAGCCGTGATATCGAATCCACCAGAAGACTTTGACGGTACATTATCAGTTGATTTGTATGGAAAGAAAGATTCTTCTCAGTCTAAGCATAAACGCTGTCGGAAGGGTTCTGACATGTACTGCAACATCAGTCTGCATGAAGCAATTATTGACAGTGACACATGGCTGCAGGTTCAGTACAAAATTCTTGCCCGCCCGAAGATCGGCGGACGTACCGGAACTAGTAAGAATAGCTGGTTTACTGGTCTTATGATCTGTGGTGTCTGTGGCCGCCATGTCTCGTTTACACATTCTGCAAGAACAGCTGGCTATTATATCTGCAGTTCCCGTAAGAACTGTGGTTGGAACAGCTGCAGCTCAAAACCTGCTTCAAAGAAAAAATTTGATCCGATCATTGTAAAATTTATCCGTGACCATTATGATTCCCCCAAAACAAAAGCTGCCATTCAACAGGCAAAGCTCGCAGCGAAGACACCACAGGTATCTATCGAGCGAAATAACCTGCAGATGGAGCTTGCCACTATAAATAATCAAATTGATAATTTACTCACTTCTCTGGCATCCGGAAATGCTGTAATGAGTAAATATATTAATGACAAGATCACAGAGCTTGATGCTAAGCGCACTCCTCTGCAGGCTAAGCTCTTACAGCTTGACGCCACATCATCCGTCAATGATGAGCTTAAACGGCTTGAACGTATTGAATGGGCTATGGAGCAGCTTCCTCTTGTCTACACAGAAGATACCTTTGATCTGTCTGTACAGGTCTCTCAGGCACTCGTCAACAATATTGTTTTTAATGCGGATGGCGAAGTCACTATTTCATTTGCAATTTAATTCTTTTCTTTTTACTTTCTGCACTTCTTTACTGTTCAAGTGATGACAGCTTAGATTGGAAAGACTACGGTGTTCAATCTATCATTGATAGAACTGCATTAAATCCTGAGCTTTCAAACGGATCTATCATTTTGATGCATAATGGTGCCAAATATACAAAAGATGCACTTGAAACTGTTATTTCAACACTTCAGTCAAAGGGTTATGAATTTGTAACGCTGTCTGAGCTTGTTTATAAAGATCATTTTCACATGGATCCTTCTGGCAAACAAATTCCTGATTAATTACATCTTTTTTCCACTTTTTTCAGTAACTATGCTATACTGAAAACAAAATTTAAATGCTTCAGAAAAGGAGATTTTATGAGTACACTAACGAAATTAAAAGAAAACATTGAATCCGTGATCGTTGGAAAGGGAAAGGTGATCGATATGGTCATGACTTCCTTAATTGCCGGCGGTCATATTCTATTGGAGGACGTTCCTGGAACGGGCAAGACAGTTATGGCTAAGTCACTTGCCCGCTCTTTGGATGCCTCCTTTTCCCGTGTACAGTTTACACCAGATTTGCTGCCATCTGATGTAACTGGATTAAACTATTACAATCAGAAGCAGGGTGAGTTCGTATTTAAATCTGGCCCTGTTTTCTGCAATATTTTATTGGCAGACGAAATTAACCGCGCTACACCAAGAACACAATCTGCACTTTTAGAATGCATGGAGGAGCGTCAGGTTACTGTAGACGGAAAGACCAGACCCCTTCCTGCTCCTTTTATTGTTATCGCAACACAAAATCCTGTTGAGACAACTGGAACATTTCCTCTGCCTGAGGCACAGCTTGACCGTTTCTTCATGAAGCTTTCTATGGGACTTCCATCTAAAGAAGAGGAGCTTTCTATCCTAACGCGTTTTGAACATGCCCAGCCGCTCGCTGAACTGTCTGCTGTATGCACTACTGAGGAAATTGTTGCAGCACAAAGGGATTATAAAAAGGTTTTTGTTCATCCGCTTCTTCTTGATTACATGACAGAACTTTCACAGCAAAGTAGACGTCATCCTTATGTAGTTACTGGCATAAGCCCACGAGGAACACTTGCACTTTTGAACGCTTCCAAAGCGTATGCCTTTTTACATGAACGAAGCTTTGTAGTTCCAGAAGATATCAAGGCTGTCGCTGTCTTCGTTCTTGCGCATCGCCTTGTCTTAAGCCGCGGCGTTGGCAGCCAGTCAACAGGTACTGAAATTATTGAAAAGCTACTGTCTGATGTTGCCGTTCCTACTGAAAACTGGGGAAAACACGAATAAGACTGAGGATTTGCCATGAAAATACTTCTTTTATTAGCCGCAGCAGGTCTTTTATACATATTGCAGGATTTGATCTACAAAACTTTTTGGGACAAAAATCTCTCTGTCTCAATCCACTTTCAAGACAAGGCGGTTCTAGAAGGCGAACAAGCCACACTGACAGAAGTTATTGAAAACAGGAAGCTTCTTCCGCTTGCCTACCTTAA